CATTGACCTGGAGACCCCGTACCCCTTCTTCTCCCATTACGGAGAGGCGGGCAAGGCGGTCTACCGGATGCTGCGGGACGCGCAGGACCAGCAGCAGCTCATGGTGGACCATGTGGCCGAGGAGGTCCGCAAGATCGTGGACCCCAAGACGGTGAAGAAGCTGGAGGCGACCACGCAGACCTTCACCACGGAGCGAGGCGAGAAGCTGACCCTTTCCACGGCCCAGGTGATGGAGCTGTACGAGCTGGTGAAGCGCAAGCAGGCCCACGACCACCTGCTCAAGGGCGGCGTGGTCCAGCCGGAGATCAAAACCTCGCAAATCCGGCGCGGCACGGACAGCATCCGCCTGACGGAGGGCGACCTGGCGAACATCACCGGGACGCTGACACCGGAGCAGGTGAAGATCGCGGACGGCCTGCAAGGACTGACCCGTGGCGTGCTGGCCGACTACGGCAACAAGGCCAGCATGGAAGCCTATGGTTATAAGAAGTTCACCGAGAGCGACTACTGGCCCATCAAATCGGCCAAGGAGGGCCTGCACAGCAACATCGAAAAGGGCGGCAACAACACTCGCTCCATTAAGAACATCGGCATGGCAAAGACCACGATGCCCCACGCGAGCAACGCCCTGGACCTGGCGGGCATCTTCACTACCTTTGCCAACCACGCCTCCGACATGACGGACTATGCCTCCTGGCTCTGCACGATGGAGGACATCAACCGCCTGTTCAACTACCAGTTCCGGGACGAGGAGGGCAACCCAACCGGCAAGACCATCAAGGGCCTGCTGGACCGCGTGGGCGGCCCCGGCAGTCAAAAATACTGGCACAACCTGATGGAGGACATCCAGAACGGCATCAACGCCCCCGGCGACAGCCCTATGTGGGACATCGCCGGAAAGACCATCGGCGGCTTCAAGGGCGCAGCCGTGGGCGCGAACATCCGCGTGGTCATCCAGCAGCCCACGGCGTTCTTCCGGGCGGCGGCGGTACTGGACCCCCAGGACATGGCGCGGGGCCTTGCAAGAGGCGTTACGCGGGGCAGCGGATGGAGGAAAGCCCTGCAATACTCCCCCATCGCCATGCGGAAGGATGCGGGCGGCTTCGACATCTCCAGCCCCTACAAGATGACCGAGACGCTGTTCGACAACCGGACGAACGTGCGGAAGCTGAACGACGCCCTTTCCGCCCCTGCGGGTGCGGCGGACGCTGTGACCTGGGGCAAGCTGTGGAACGCCTGCGAGTGGGCTACGGCGCGGGAACACCAGGGCCTCACCAAGGGCAGCGAGGCGTTCTACCGGCAGACGGCAAAGCTGTTCGCGGAGGTCATCGACCAGACCCAGGTGGTAGACGGCGTGCTCCAGCGGTCCAACATCATGCGCTCCAGCAACGCGGTGGTGAAGCAGGCGACCAGCTTCATGGGCGAGCCTATAATGAGCCTCAACCTGCTGATGCGGGCCTATGACCAGGTGCGCTACGAACAGAACAGCCAGAAGCGCGGCAAGGCCATCAAGACGATGGGCCGGGCGGCCACGGCCCTGGTGGTGACGAACGTGGTCAACGCTCTGGCCCAGAGCCTTATCGACGCCATGCGCGACGATGACGAAGATAAAAAATACTGGGAGCGCTTCCGGGCTGCGTTCACCGGCATCTCCGGTGACGAGGAGACCCCCTGGGAGAAAGCCTGGAACGCCATCATGGAGGGCAACGTCGGCAGCAACATGAACCCCCTGGGGCAAATCCCCTTTGTAAAGGACGCGCTGTCCATCATGCAGGGCTACGACGTGTCCCGCACGGAAATGGAGATCGTGTCCGACCTTATCCAGGCCGGACAGACGGCCATCCAGAGCGCCGACGGTCAGGGCAAGCGGACCAGGGCCTACGCCCTCAAGGGGCTGCTGGCCGCCGGTGCAAAGATGTTCGGCATCCCGGCCTCCAACCTGACGCGGGATATGTGGGGCCTGGCCCGGAGCGCGGCGGTGGAGACCGGCAACATCCCGCTCCAGTATGAGATGGAAAAGGCTATCTACAACATCTCCAACACCGGCAACAAGAACCGCTATTACGCCATTCTGTACCGGGCGCTGGAGCAGGGCGACATGGACACCTACCAGCACATCAGGGACGACCTGATGAACAGCATGGGTGTGGACGGCGCAAGCATCGACAGCGCCATGCGGAGCCGCTACAACAAGGCCGTTGAGAAGGACCCGGACTACACCCTGCCCCAGAGGGCACGGGACCTTATCGGCAGCCGGGACAAATACGCCCCGGCCAAGGAGAAGGAGGAGACCTTCGGCGCGGACGACCTGGGCAGCAGCGCCTACCGGGCATACTCCGACCAGCGGGCCAGCGACTACCGCAGCATGGCCGACGACCTGACGAGCAGCCCTATTTTCCAGGGAATGGACGACGAGACCCGCGACAAGGTGCTCAAGGCAGCCTATGATCTGGCCGACAAGAGCGCCCTGGCGGACCATTCCGACGGGCAGTACGAGGTCAGCACCAAGTGGATGGCCCAGGCCGACGACGCAGAGGCCCAGGGCATCGAACCCTGGGAGTACGTCCTGTTCCACACCGCCTACAACGAGATGGAAGGGACCAAGGACGCAGACGGCAAGACCGTGAAGGGCGAGGCCAAGAGCGACCATGTGCGGGAATGGCTGGAGGACTTCTCCGGCCTGACCGACGAGCAGCGGGCTTTCCTCTGGGGGACCGTCTACACCAGCGAATGGTAAAGAAAGACCGGGCAGCGATCCGCTACCCGGTTTCTCTTATTTGGAGTGCCAGGTTTTCCCGGTACTCTCTTGCGTGAGTGTGAGACCGCCGCCCGTCTGGGCGGAGTATGCCTCCGCAAAATCTTCAAATGTGCTGCCGGTATATCCGGCATCTGACAAATCACTCCAGAGCCTCCAGCAGGTGCTGCCATACGCCGTCGGCCCGTATTCGCGGTCCGCTTCCTCACGCTGCGCCTCTGCCTTTTCCCTCAAGAAGCTGCTGGCAGCCCCATTCTCCCGCTCACCCATGAATGTGAGCCATTCATCATAGGAGATGTCGATGCACCCGGCATCGGACAGTTTTTTCCATTCGGACCACGACGAAAATGAGGGAGCGGACGCGTTCCGCAAACTGCTTATCTCCGCCTGGAGCTGCTTATTCTCCGCCGTCAGGTCATCCCGCGCTGCCGTGAGCACGGAGACACGGTAGCCAAGGATGCAGGTGCATACCACCAGCAAAGCAGCGGCTATGCAAAGCGGAACCACCGGAGACCGCTTTCCCGGCTTCGGCTGTTCGGTTTCAACTCCGGGCGGGGTCTGGCCCGCCTGGATGAACGGTGTGCCGCACAACTTCTCCCCCGGCTGGGGAGAAAGGCTTTCGCAGTCACACGGCTTTCCCTCCGGGACGAGCTGCCCACACTTCGGGCAGGTGTACCATCGTTCCTTCGGTATGGCCGGACGCATTTTCCTGCGCTGGATGGCCTTGCAAGCGGCGGTAGCGACAGCCAAGGCCGTGCCATACAGCAGGACCACAGGGAGACCGCCGAGTTGTACACCGCTCATGCTTATGGCGGTTTGCGCCATCGCTGCTACGGCGACGCACACGATATAGACCAAGGCTTTCATAGGTGGACCCTCTCTTTCAAATTTTTATCTGCTTCGGGGCGAAAAGGATGCGGGGCTTTGATATGCTCAATGGGAAAGGCAGGTGATACCAATGGAGTGGAACATCATTGTGGGACTGGTATGCACGGCGCTGGGCGCTGTCATCAGTTATGCCACCTTCTCCCACAACAAGGGGAAAGACGACAGGAGCAGCGGCCAGCAGCTCGGCACCGTTTTGACAGAGCTGGGGTACATCAAGTCCAACACGGACGAGATCAAGACGGAGCAGCGAGAGCAGCGCAAGACCAACACAGCGGTGGAGGGCCGTCTGGCTGCCGTGGAGGCCAGCGCCAAGTCCGCACACCACCGCATTGACCATCTGGAGGCGGTACGAGATGAAGAACATTAAGACGACCACGCGGCGGCTGTTCGTGACAACGCAGATCGCCGCGCTGGGGTGGGTCACGATGTCCTACCTCATCGCCCTGTACGCCACGGTGCGCCTGGGCCAAGTGTTCCCGGTGGTGGACCTGTCCGAGCAGGCCATCGAGACCATCCTAGGCGTGAACGTCCTCAAGGTGGTGGAGAACATCTTCGAGCACAACGACGGGGTGGTGTTCGGCAAGAGCAACGCACCGGAGAAGAAAATCAAACGAGATTGCTAAAGGAGGAAAGCGAAATGAAAACCTATATCGGCACGAAAATCATTGAGGCGGTCCCCGCTATTCGCAAGGGCTGCAAAGTCTATGAGAAGGACCAGCCCATCGCCATGGGCATGGTCCCCGATGAGGAGGGCTATAAGGTCCGCTACCCGGACGGCTACGAGAGTTTCAGCCCCAAGGCCGTGTTCGAGGCGGCGTACCGCCCCATCGACAGTATGAACTTCGGGCTGGCTATCGAGGCCATGAAGAAGGGGAAGAAGTGCAGACGGGCGGGCTGGAACGGAAAGAACCAGCACATTGAGCTGGCCTCTGCCATCAGTTACACGTCCCCGGCTGGCACAATCGTCAATGCCGAGCACGCGGCCATTGGGAACAAGGCTATCGCATTCTGCGGCACTTCCGGCGTGCAAATGGGATGGCTTGCAAGCCAGGCGGATATGCTGGCCGACGACTGGGAAATCGTGGAGTAAAGGAAGGAGCACATCATGGATATTACGACCATCATTGAAGCGGCTGCTGCCCTTGTGGCTGCCGTCATCACCGCCGTGGTCATTCCCTATATCAAGAGCCGGACCACGGCCCAGCAGCAGGCGGAGATCAATGCCTGGGTGAAAATCGCCGTGACGGCTGCGGAGCAAATCTACCGTGGCAGCGGGCGCGGCGAGGAGAAGAAAGCCTATGTCCTCAACTGGCTGGCGGAGCACGGCATCACTCTGGACGAGGACCGCATCGACGCGCTCATTGAGGCCGCCGTCTACGAACTTAACCACGGCGTTCTGAAAGAAGGTGCGGGCAATGAGTAACAGCCCGCTGGTCAGCTACACCAAGCTGTCCCCCAACCATTCCGGCAAGCGCAAGCACGCCATCGACACCATCTCCATCCACTGTATGGCCGGGAACTTGTCCGTGGAGCGCTGCGGCGAACTGTTCCAGAACAAGGAACGCCAGGCCAGCAGCAACTACGGCATCGGCAGCGATGGGCGCATTGGTCTGTATGTGGACGAGGCCAACCGTTCGTGGTGTACCTCCTCCGCCAGCAACGACAACCGGGCCGTCACTATTGAGGTGGCGAACACCGTTGCCAAGGACCCGTGGCCGGTCTCCGACGCGGCCTACAAGTCCCTCATTGACCTGCTGGTTGACATCTGCCAGCGCAACGGCATCCCCAAGCTGCTTTGGAAGGGAGATAAAAACCTCGTAGGTCAGGTAGACCGGCAGAACATGACCGTCCACCGCTGGTTTGCGGCGAAAGCCTGCCCTGGTGACTGGCTTTACAGCCGCCACGGCCAGATTGCCGCAGAAGTCAACAAAAGACTGGAGGCCGCAAAGGCCGGAAAGGATGAAGAAGCTATGGACACCAAACAGCTCACGAGCTGCGCCGACACCGGGGACAACCCCTCCGACTGGGCCAAGGTGGCCACGGACTACTGCAAGCGCAAGGGCATCTTCGCCGGAGACGGCGCGGGCAACTACGGATGGCAGAAGCCCATCACCCGCGAGGCCACGGCCCAGATCATCTACAATCTGCTGGAGGCCGCCGGTATGCTGGAGAAGCTGCCGGACGTGAAGTGAGATATTCCCACTTTTTGTACCAAAACGATAAAGGCTGTAAATCTTTATTACAAAGATAGTCCTTTTCCGTGGTACTGTCAAGGTGCCAAGGAGGGGCTGCGTGTGAAGATTTACGATTTTGAGGGACAAAAGAATATTTCCGGGGACCGCATCCACCAGGTGCGGGCGACCAAACGCATCTCCCAGGCGGACCTCGCTGCAAGGATGCAGGTCAAAGGTGTGTTCATTGAGCGGGAGGCCATCAGCAAGATAGAGACCGGGGACCGCTTCGTGACGGACTACGAGCTGATGATTTTTGCCGAGGTCCTGGGCGTGACGATGGACTGGCTGACCGGAAAAGAATAAAAAATTTTGAAATCCCCCTACGGATAGTAGGGGGATTTTTGCATCTTCCGGGGCTATTGACATGGCCGAAAAAAGTGTGCTAAAGATATACAAATGCTATGCAAAAGTATTGCAAATGGAGGTTTTCCTATGCCGAGATATAAGGGCGCACACTTGACCTGGAACGACAGATTGACCATTGAAAAAATGCTCCGCGAGGGGTACAGCAAGCCGCAGATCGCCCGCTATCTGGGCGTGCATCACAGCACGGTCTACGACGAGTGCCGGAGGGGCGCGGTGGAGCTGAAACGCAGCGACCTGACTACCTATATCTCCTACTCCGCCGATGTCGCCAAGGACTACCACCTGGACCGCAAGAAGAACATGGAAAAGCCTCTGAAAATAGGCAAAGACCACCGGCTGGCCCGGTGGCTGGTCAAAACCATCTCCGAGGGGTATTCCCCGTCTGCTGCCTGCTCCATGCTGGGCAAAACGCCGGAGACCACCTTCTCCTGCACATTATGTCGTCAGACTGTGTATAAGTACATCGAGAACGGGGACTTGTGGCCCCTGACCAACAAGGAGCTGCGCTACAAGAGTGACCAGAAGCGGACCTACAACCGCGTGAAAGCAGCGAAAGCCCCCAGAGGGGACAGCATCGAGCATCGCCCGGAGCACATCAACAACCGGGAGGAGCCGGGCCACTGGGAGATGGACAGCGTAGTGGGCAAGAAGGGCACCAAGGCCGCCCTGTGCGTCCTCACCGGACGCGTGACGCGGGACGAGATCATCCGCAAGATGCACGACGACACCGCCGCCAGCGTCGTGGGCGTTCTGGACCGGCTGGAGCGGCGCATGGGGACCGCTATGTTCCGCCAGGTGTTCAAGAGCATCACCGTGGACAACGGGAGCGAATTTGCCGATTGCAAGGGCATGGAGCGCTCCTGTCTGCTGCCCGGAGAGAAGCGCACCCACGTCTACTACTGCCACCCCAGGTCACCCGGAGAGCGCGGCAGCAACGAGAAACAGAACCAGCTTATCCGGTGGTTTTTCCCCAAGGGCACGGACTTCCGCAAGGTAACACAAAAAGAGGTGCGCCGGGTCCAGGACTGGATAAATAATTACCCACGGTTAATCCTGGACTGGCACACCTCTGCGGAGCTTTTCAACGTGTTTCTTGCAAGCCTATAAAGCCTATAAAAAATTTTTCAAAGAAATTCGGGTTTTACTATTGACATTTGGCTTCGCAAATGC